GTCGGTCCGCGCATCAAGAACTGTGAGTTCCTGCCGCATCGTAGAGAAATCACCGCGCAAGGCGGCGATGTCCGAGCGCAAAAGTGCCACGGATTCCTGGTCCATATTCGAGCCTTTCTTCAATCAGGGCTGTCGGACAGTGTAATTGGATACGTCGTTGCCTGCAGCGGCATGTTCACCGCCCAGGCGCTGCCCAGGTCGTTGGCGATGTCCCAGTTCGCCGGCGGCGTCAGCAGCGAGGCGTTATCCGTCACCGCATCGCCGCGGCCGATCTGCGTGCTGCCGTAGGGGTAGAAAAACAGCGCATCGGAGGACGGATTGGTAATCGCCGATGCCAGCGTCACCGAAACATGCGTCGCGTCAACGCGGGTCGCGGCCGTTGCGGTGATGATATTACCGGGGCTGGCGACGCTGCCGCCATCCATCACCGCAAAGCCGGCGCCCTTGGCGGCCTGTAGCGGGACGATCAGATCGTCGCCGGAATCATGCGCGATGGTAAGGATGATGTTGGTGTTAGAGGCGCGGTACACATTGGTAATCCGCGGCCCGCCCTGCATCGGCAGGCCGGAAGCGGGCAAGGCCGTTGCCGGAATCGTATCGCTTAAGCCAAGTGCCGCCGCGGCGCGGCCTGCCGCGTGCGCGCCGATGCGGCCATAGCGCAGCAAATCCGGCTGGTCGCGGTGCTGCGGATCGCCGCCGGAAAAGAGTCCCGTGGTTGGGTCATAGCTGGCATTGAGAGGGTTCGAATCAGACGTCTGCGCGGCAAAGACCACGATGTTGTTCACAGGCGCCGCCGCCAGATCGGCAATCGATTCGCGCACCATCTGCACGCCGTCATTCGTCTCGTATGGAATCGCATTCCACGCCAGCAGCGGCAGCGTCTCGGCGGTTCGGCCCAGCAGGCCGCGCGTCATCGACAGCAGTTGCAGCACCGTGCCTTTGTAAAGCGCCTTGTTGGCATAGGGCATCGTGCTGTCCTGCTCGCTCCAGGGCCAGACAAGGAACGCGATATCCGCCTCGTCCACCGCCGAAACCGACGCCGCGGCGCCGGTGAGATAGGCGGTGAGTGCGGCGAAATCCGGCCCGGGGCCCCAAGTGGAGGGGTCAGATCCATCGCCGGGGTTGGTCAGGAACGTGCCGTCGCCCAGGCCAGGCGGGAATAGCGGCGGCGAGGAATTGGAAATCGGATGGCCGGAGATCACCGAATATTGCGCCGGCACTTGCGTGCCGCCGGCGTATTGGAAGTCAGCCGTATAGGACGCGGCACCTAGATACCACGCGATTCCTTGCGAAAGTGCCGCCACGCCGCCTGACTGGATGAACCAGGCCGCGTTGGATTGGCCCATGACGAGAACACTCACACCCCGGCGCGTGCCCAGCACCCAGCGCGCCTGGGCTGCGATGAGTGTGGAAATTTCGGCACCACTCAAGGCGCGTTCCCAGTTCGCCGCCTCATGAAACCAGCATTGCGCGGCGCCTTGGTTGGTGCCGTCGTGCAAATACAAAACCTTGGCGTTGGCGCTGGCACTCAGCGGATTCGGAACGGCTTGCGCCACCTGCACGCCATCCAGCCATACATCCACGCCATTACCCGGCGTGTTGCGAAGGATAATCGCATGCGTATGCCGCCGCGCGAGCGTGGCACTCAGCACATGCTGGCTCGCCGTGCCGGGAAACAGGGTCAGGTTCGACCCAACACTATCCGCCTGCAAAATCGTTGTGCCCGATGCCGTGCAATGCAGCAGCGGAATCGGCGAGGCGTTCACGTAATACGTGGCCTGCCGCAAATTCGGCCGCGTCCAAACAAGATACCGCGTCCATGCCGCCGCCGCACCCAGCTCAAACCCCGGATGCGAGAGGCCCCAATCCGGGTCCAGCGTCGGCCCATAGCTGGCGATGCCGGCATCCGGTGCGCCAACCGCGCCGAGATAGCCGTTCACCCGCGGCGTCGCCAGAGTGACGGCGGGCGTGCCGACCACGGCGTAGTGATACGGCGCCAGCGCTGTGTTGTTGCCGGATTTGTCGGCAAGCGATCCGACAACCGCATTTGTCACGTCCAGCGGCGCGCCGTTCACATCCAGCAGGCCGCTCAGCAACCCGGCGTCCCACCAGCCGGACAGGCCGGTGATTGCGGAAGGATATGGCCCGGTGAACACGCCGGCCGGCGGCGTGCTGCCGGCCGGCAGGGAAGCGATGAGCGCGCGCGCATTTGGCCCGGTGAGCAGGGGCGACCCGGGCGATAGCAGCATCAGCGTCATATCAGGTAATCGTGAGCGTGAAGGTGCTGACCGTCAGGCCCTCGCCGGTCGTGGTCTCTATCCAGATATAGTAATTACCGGCGGTTGCCGGCGTGGTGGCGTAAATTCCCCAGATCGTGTTGTTGGAGAAGGTGTTCGAGACCGGCTCCCAGCCGGAGGTTGGCGCCACGGTGTTGGAGGTGGAAAGTGCCACCTGCGTCGTAACGGTAAGGCCGGCCGGCGCGAGATAGCCATTCAGCAGAATCGTTCCCGTGCCGTGCACGTAGCTGCCACCAGGATTGTTGATGGAATAGGTGACCGCCGGGGCTGCCGCGACGGTGATGGCGGCGGAAACCGCGGTGACGCCGGTGATGGAATCCTGCGCCCAGGCGTAGTACGTCCCCGCGGCCGAAGGGGTGAGCGACGCCGAAAAACTGCCGGCGGTGTTCACCGCCGCCGTCCAGCCGGAGGTGGGCGGCGTGGTATTTTGGGTGCTCAGCTGAACGTTCACCGTATCGGCTACCGGCGTCACCGCGCCGGTCACGGTAAGGGCCGCCCCGGCCGCGCCGGTTGCCGGCGCGGTGATGTTGAGCGACGCTGAAACGGCGTTGATCGCCGCCGAGATCGCCCGCACGGATGGCGAAGACACTTGCTCGGCCCAGATATAGATCGTGCCGGTTGCCGCCGGCGTCAGGCTCGCGGTCCAGGCGCCGTCCGACACCGTCGCGTTCACCCAGGACGCGGGTGCTGCCGTGGCGCTGCTGGAAATGCCCACCTTCACCGCCGCATTGCCCGGCGAAACCGTACCGCTGATGGCCAGGGGTGTCGCCACCGTCGCACTCGCCGGCAGTGCCGCGATGCTGATGGTTGACGGCGCGATCGAGAAACTGTTCGACACGCCGACGACGGCGGTATTGCCGTGGTCGCGGACGCTGATCGTATACGTGCCCGACGCCAGCCCCGGAATTGTAAAACTATAGGCATTCGCGGTGATCGCGGGGTCCGCCGCGGCAACCCAGGTGGCGCCGCCGTCGGAGGAATAGTCCAATGCCGTTGGAGCGTCGTTGAAGACGCCGCCACCGACGACGAACGCCGCACCCGGCGCCGGCGCCGAGATCGATCCCACCGTGAGCGTCGGCGCGTTCGGCGATATGCCGCTCCACCAGACCAGCGAGCCCCCGGAATAGCTGAACCCGACCAGGCTGGCGGCACTGCCCGGCGGCAGCGCGGTGGCGCCGGAGCCGGAGGAAATGCCGGTGCCCATTTCCACCGATCCGGCGGAGAGGTTGATCAGCGTGCAGGAAAACCCGGACCCCATGTTGGCGAAATTGGCCGTCAGGGTGAGCGGCGCGCTGGCGATGAGAATGCGGCCGTTATGGCTGGTGGCGTCCAGCACCGTGTTGCCGGTCAGCTCCACGACGCCCGGCTTATAGCTCGGCAGCTTGGCCTGCAGATAGGTCCAGATCGAGCCGAAGCTTTGCACGCTGAGCGAATTGGACCCCTGCGCCACCAGCAGCTCATCGCTATCGGCGGCCGGCGCGGCGGCCGGCAGCTGGTTGATGGTCTGGCCGCCGAGAAACTGGCCGTAAGGCATCCAGGCATTCGCACCATTCTGCCAGATCGCCACATAGTCGGACGCGCCGATCGAACTGGCGGAATTGCCCGCCCCTGGTGCAACCAGCCCGGCACCGGTGGCGCCCGTGGGGCCGGTGGCGCCAACCGGACCGGTTGGGCCGGCAGGCCCCTCGGGACCCGCCGGGCCGGCGATTGAGGAGACGGTGACGGCGACAACGCCGTTGTCATCGATGCTTACCCCGGTCCCGGCGCTGAACAGGCCGCGCAAAGCCGTTATCGGCAGCAGGCCGGGCGTGCCGGTGTCGATGACCAGGTTATCGCTCAGCGACATCGTGGCCTGTAGCGGGAATCCGGCATGATCGCCGCCATCCGCGCTCAACGTGCCGGTGGCCAGCACCAGCCCGGCGCCGAGATTGATCGCCTCCGGCGCGCCGGCGCCAACGCTGTTTCGCCCGAGCAAATCGCCCGTCGGCACGTCCAGCAGCGGTTGCAAATTGGCGGTAAGCTGCGAAACGCTCACCGAATACAGCACGCCGGATTGCGATAACGGCAGCAGATCGCTCGGCCCCACGCTGGTGGCGGCCGGAAGCTGGGCAATGGTTGTCACATCTCGCTCCTAATTACGCTACCGCAACCCAGTTGCTGGTGCCCGTACCCGACTGCTTCACCCAGAACGTGCTGCCGACGCCGCCATTGAGGTTCCGGTAGGTCGAACCGGGCGGCGCCGGATAGGCGTTCAGCGGCGAGCCGCGGCCGATCAGCTCGACAGCACCGGTGGACTCAGTATCGGTCAACAGCCGGACCACGCCGGTGCCCGAGGGGTGCAAGGAAATATCGCCCGACTGGGTGCGGATCGCGACACTGCCATCGCCGTTCGGCGAGACGTAATCGCTCTGCGTGAAGCGCGCCGCCCGCCAGCCGCCGGCATTGCCGATCCAGTCGATGCTGGCACCGGCGGGAATGGTGATGGGCGCGCCGGTCCAGTTTGACTGCGCCGGCGAGCTGCCGGACGCCGCGAAGGTGACGGCGGCCAGGCAATCGATGGCCAGCTGCTTGTTCTGCCAGACCGGCAGGCCCACCTGCACGGTGACGGTGGCACCGCTGCCGTTGCCGGTGATCGTTGCGGTCGTGGCGGCACCGTAGCCGGAGCCAAAGGCGGTGATCTGAATGCCAAGCACCGCGCCGCCGGAAAGCCAGACTTCCGCCGCCGCACCGGAACCGGTGCCGGAAAAACTGATCGAGGCCGAGGTATAGCCACTGCCGGCATTCACGACTTTCACAAACGCAATCTGCCCGGCCACCGCTTGCGCCTGCTGGGTGATGATGCTGGCCACCTGCGCGGATGACTGCGAGATGCTGACCGCATCGGCGACATCCGGCACCACGAGGGTATAAAGGCCGTTCACCAAGGTCGGGTTGACGGACCAGCGGGTGGTGAAATTCAGCACATTGCCGCGGATCGTTACGGTGTCCGTATACGCCGAAATCGCCCGCGTCAGATCGGCGCCGGGCTCCGCCAGGATCACGTTATCGGCGATCAGAATATTCTGCGCCGCGTCGCGGACCAGGATTCCGAAAACTTCGCCGCTGTAATTGATCCAATTGCCGATGATCGACAGCCCGGTGCAGGCGAGGTTGAAATTCGTGCCGCGGCCGTCGGATTCGACGTTCTGCACCGAAAACCCCGTTGACGTGCAGTCCTGCAAAAAATTATCGCGCGCCGTGCAATACTGGCCGCCGCCGATGTTGATGCCGTTGACGGCCCCGTTCACATAGTTGTTGCTGACTTCGGTGTAAATCGAGCCGCCGCAATCAATCCCGAAGGCGGTGGCGCCGGTCACCATGTTGCCGCTGATCTTGCAATAGCCGGTGTCGCACAGAATGCCGGCGCCGGAACCGCCGAGTGTGCTGTTGTTGGTGCAAAGATTGCCGGAGACCAGGATGTTTCGCCCGGAAATATAGATGCCGTATTCGCGGTTGGAATAGGTGTTGTTGGAAGCGACGATCGCGGCCAGGATGTCCGGATTGGTGTTGCCGTAGACCAGATTTCCGGTGTTCGTCGTGTTGAAATTGCCGACGATGATGCCGCAGTTATTGTTCCAGCACGTGTTGCTTACCACATGCAGCTCGCGGATTTTCAGCGTGAAAGTGGGGTCCTGGCTGTCGGCGTGGATGCCGTTGCCAGTATTGTCATGGGCGCGGCTGTTGGTGATGCTGAAGGCGTCCGTTGCCTGGATGAAAATGCCGTGCGCCGCGTTATTATAAAATTCACAACCATCCACGTGGTGCTGGGTGATGGCCGGATCGCTCGCGACGTAGATAATGCCGGAGCCGTTGTTCGGCCCCTTTGCATTGCGGAACACCGAGCGTGTGACGATGGATTTCGTGCAGGCCGGCTGCACCGCCACGGCGTAGGTATCGGTGGTTATCGCGCTGTTGGCATCGAAGATGATGCCGTCGATTAACAGGGTTGGCGATGAAATGCTGATCCAGGCGGCGGTTGCCGAATTACCGAGCTTTGACTGCGCGGGCCGCTTCAGCTCCGTTAAGCCCGGAACGCCGAGCAGCGTGCAGGTGGGGGCGGAAATATCGCACTCGCCGGCGATGGCGTAGGTCTTGGCGCCCAGGCGGACCGGGTTGCCAGAGGCAAGGGCGGCGAGCAGTGCCGCGCTGTCATCCGTCACGCCATCTCCCACCGCGCCGAAATCTTCGATGGAGACGGCGTTGGTTGCCAGCGCCGCCAAGGTGCGCGCGGTGGTAGCACCTGTGGCCGTGGCGGTGAGCGCGCCGCCGGGCAGGCCCGTAACGGCGCCCATGCCGGCGAGAAAACTTGCGTAAGTGACGGCGGCATTGGCGCCGCCCTGGCCGATTGGCACCAGGGTGGACGGCGCCGGCGTGGTACCCGCCGCAAGCCCGGCAATTTCAAAAGGCGCCGCATTGGCCGAAAGCGTGGCGCCGGCAAGAGTCAGGTTCGCGCCGATGGAAACCGGCACCGGTGCCGCGGTGCCTGGCCCGATACCGCCGAGCAGGGTATTCTGGGGGACGGCGAGTGTTTTTTGCACGCCGGCCAGCAGCTGCGCGCGGGTTGCCGCCAGCGTCTGCCCATTTTGAAAAATGGCGATTTCATCAGTATCGGCCACGGAGCTGGCGGCCGGTAATTGTCCGATTGTCGGCATGGAGAAAACCTCAGTCTGTCGTTAGTGGCGTGCCGGTAGGGTCGGTCAGCGGCTGGCCGTCGGGCGTGGTCAGGTCGGATTCCGAGACCACGACGTTCGCCAGTGCGACGACCGGCAGCGCGATGCTGCGCGCCAGCGTGCGCCCGCCCGTGGTGCTGACCGTTACGGTCACGCTGTAATTCGTCAGCGCCTGGCCGGCGGTGAGCCACAGCACCGCGCGCGCGCCGTCGGCGCTGGAAGATACCAGCGTCAGATCGCCCGGGTTGTTCGGGCTGATCGAGACATCGAGGGTCGCAATCGTGTCGCCGGGATTGGCGGTCAGCGCCGGGGCGATGTCAAACACATAGTCCAGCGTGTCGCCGGGGTCTTTCGGCGGCCAGGCAAGCGGCGTGGCGGGCGGAATTTGCGGGCCGCGCGGTGTGGGGACAAACCCGTCGATTTGCACATAGCGCGCGTTCGACGGCCGCCATAAATGGCTGGCAGGTGTGCTCATGGCTTCGGGACTTTCTCAATATTCGACAATGACAACGCCCGCGGCACCGGCACCGCCGGGGTAGCCGGTGGCGGGGCTGACGACGCTTAAGCCGCCGCCGCCGCCGCCGCCGCCGAAGCCGGTGGCGGCAAGACCGGGGATGGGCCCGCTCGACGCCCTTCCATTGCCCGGCCCGCCGCCATCACCGCCGCGCGACGCCACCACGATGCTATCGCTGCCGTAGGAACCGCCGCGATTGAGCTGGCCGCCCAGGCCAACACCGCCGGCGCCGCCAGCCATGGCGAATTCAGTCATCGTGCCGCCCATGCCGCCACTGCCGCCGGTCGCCGACAGATACGCACCGAAACTCGACATGCCGCCGCTATTGCCGGTTTGCGGCGCGCCAGGTGCTGCCCCGCCCGCGCCCACCGTCACCGCGACGCTCTGCCCGGCCGACAGCCCGGTCACCACCCCAACGGCCTGGCCGCCGGCGCCGCCGCCGCCGCTGGGCATGGTGCTGTGGTAGCCGCCGGAGCCGCCGCCGCCAAAGACCGTGACGCGCACGGTGCTGACGCCATTCGGCACGATAAAATTGCCCGAGGATGTAAAAACCTGCATCGCCGTGAAGCCGGGCCGCAATGCGGGCAGCTTGTAATTCACGAAGGGCGCGCCGGGCATAGTCACAATGTTTGAAGCCGTGATAGTTGTCTGCCCGTAATTGACCGTGATGACATACAGCCCCACCCAGCCCGCATCCACCACCGGCGTTACCTGGCTGCCGGCATTGGCGGCCGCACCCGGCTTTAACTGCAGCTGCACACGCTGGATGCGCTGGGTGTTTTGCGCCGTGCCGGAATTATTCGGCCCGGAATAGGGCTGCGCGGGGACCGCCGCGTTCACATAGGGCAGCACCACCGGAGAAGAATCGGATTCCTCGAACGCCGCCTCGATGAGGTAATTGATCGACTGCCCGGAGGTGGAAGGCGGCGCCAGGGTAAAACTGGTGGATTGCAGATTGATCCCAGTCTTGACGATCTGATCGGCTATATCCGCGGCCAGCGAGCCATAGGCATTCGCATCCAGCGGCGAAAGCTGCGTGATGCTGCCGGGGGCGACATTCACCGTCAGCGAGGCCGGCGATGTCGGCGTGCAGGCCAGACCATCCACCACCACGTTGCTGCCGAGAACGGCCGCCGTAAGGGCGCCGATGCCGACCATCGCGTTGCGATTGAGGCCAAGAATATCCGTATCCAGGGGAATGCTCCCCGGATAGACGATATTGCGATCCATGATTTTTCCTCAGTTTGAAATTTTTGTCCAGGCGATGCTGGCCGCCGGCAGCACCGCGGCCGCGGCGGCGTAGATGTCGGCGTCGCTGATCGCGCCAGGTGTCTGTGCCGTGTCCGCGTAGAACATCGGCGCGGTGTTGTAGCCGCCGGGGCCGTCATTATAGCCGCCGGCATTGCTGACCGGCGTGGCGTTCGGCCGGTAGGCGGTGACGAAAAACTGAAACGGCAGATTTTTGCTCCCGTAGCCGCCAGCGGCGCCATAGCCGAGCGTATTCGAATTATAGCCGCCGGTATCCGTGGCATTCAGCGGCTCGAAAATAACCGGCGTTCTGCCTGTAAGGTTTTCAAGCGTGATGGCAAGCCCGGCGCGGGTGGCGCGCGGCAAAACCAGGTTGGCGCGGATGCGGGCGCTGAACGCGGCGTCGGATTCCCCGGCGCGGCGCGGCAGGCTGGCACCGAAATAATCGGTTGAGGCAATGTCCAGAAAAATGCCTGAGGCGGTGGCGATGCGCGTCTCGGTCTGGACGTTGGAAAGCAGCGTGTACAGGCTGCTCCACGCCGCCGCCAGGCCGGTCAAGACCGCATCCAGAATCGGCGTGGTGTCGCCGAACCAGCGCGCCGGCAGAACGGATTTTATCCGCGCCAGCATGTCAGCTGTATCGCCGGTCATCAGGAGACCGTTACCGTGCCGGTGCGGATGACGCCGAACAATGGCGGCGTGAGATCAGCTGCTGCGCCATTCAACAGCACCGCCGAAACATTGGTGACCGAACCGGAAGCCGCATAGGCCAGCTGCGCCAGCCGCGTGTAGTTTAGGGTGGCACCTACGCCGAGAGAGGCGATATACGTCTCGATGGCCGCGGCAACCAAGCCCACCACCGTCTGATGCGACACGCCCGTGGGCGTTGTAACCGTCATCGCAACATTCGCCGGCGTGACAATTGGCCCCTGCACCGCGAAGCTGGAGCCAACAGGCCGCACCGCGTTAACCGCCTGCTGCACGCTGAGGAGAAGGCTGGCCGGCGGAGCGCCGGAACCGTCATCCACCGTCACCACGAAATGCCCCATCTGGGTGGCGCCGGTCTGGTTGATGTTCTCGCTGATCACATAGCTCAGGCCCTGCTGCACCGCGGCGATGGCGGCGCCGATGGCGACATCCGTCGCTTTCGAGAGGCTTGCCAGATAATTGCCGAAGCGGGCGCGGAAGGCGGCGTCGGTTTCGGCGTCCATGCCGCCGGTGAGCACTGCCGGGTTCGTTACGGTATCAACACCGGCCAGGGCGGAGCTGATGACCGCAATCGCCCCTGGCTGTACGTTGCCGGCACTTCCCGCGACACTTGCCGCCACCGGCACCGTGACGCTCGCCACGCCGGCCGCCAGATTGTAGCCATTCGCGCTATAGGCCGGATTGGTCGGATCGGCCGTCACCACGAAATTTTGCGTGTTCGCGGATGTTGAGACGCTTGTTCCAACCGGAATGAAAGCCGCGACGCTTGGCGTGAAACGGGAAAATGTTACCTGCCCAACGGCCGCCACGGCTGGCAGCCGAAAAAACCCGAAATCCGCGCCGAAACTATCGCAATCAGCGCCGGTGCTGGTGGCCAGCCGCGTGGTCGCCAGCACCTGCACGATGAGCCATTGCAGCCACAGGCCGAGAGAGGCGTTCGCCTCCAGAATCGCGCGCAGGACGGAGCCCACGGTCAGATCCAGCAGCGTGCTGGCCGCACCCTGCACGGCAGCCGCCATGCCTTCCACCATCGTGGAGAAATTCTGCAACGATAACTGCATGTTACCCTATACCGAAAAATTCAGAAGATTGGTCTGCTTGGTTTGCGAATCCCCGTACTGGATCGACAGATTCACCGTGCCGTCGTTCGCCGCCGCGGCGGTGATGACCGGCGCCGGGGTGGCGGCCACCGCGGTTTCTTGCGCCATCTGCGCCCGCGCCACCGCCTGAATGGCCGCGACGGCGCCGGGCTGGCCGACGAATTTTCCGAGCCCCGCGCCATAGTTAAGTTGCCAGATATAATCGCCGCCGTTGGTGAGCAGCCGGCGCAGCACGCGCTGCTGGGTGAGTGATGTACCATCGGCCACCGCGATATCGCCGGTCGGCCCGACCGACAGATCGCCGCCCCAGAGGAGAGACATATCGGCCATTACACGGTTACCGAGGGCAGGCCGGTGACGCCGCCCTGCGGGTCGGCGTGGACATGCTCGTCATGCGCGTTGCGCAAGCTGGCCAGCGTGCCGTGGGCACCGTTCTGGTCGGAAATATTGCCGCTCACCACTAGGTTTCCCGCCACGTTCACTGTCCCGGCCTGCATCGCAATCGTCCCGTCATTATGCAGTTTTAGAAAACTGCCGGTCTGGTGCTGCAACCAAAGCTCGCCGGTGGGCGCGCCCGGAGCTTTGTCCACCGCCGACCAGACGCAGCCGGCGATCACCCCGTGCTCGGCATCGGCCTCTTGCGCGATGACCAGAACCTGGTCGCCCGGCGTTAACGGCGCCGCGAGGCCCCAGCCGTTGCCGACCCAGGCGGAAAGAATTGGCAGCCAGCCGGACAAAACATTTTCCGGCTGCAACATGACCCGCGCGGCATAGGCCACGGGATCAAAACTCGACACCAGCCCGAACCGGGCGACGCCGGCCAGGCCGTCCAGCCCGCCGGCGCGGGCTTTCACCGCGTTCCAGAACCGGTCCATCAGGCAACCGCGTGGGCGTGAATGGTTTCGACAAAGCCGGAGCGAACATCTATCGAACGGATGATCGCATCGATCACGTATGTCCGATCGAGCGCGGAATTTGTGCCGCTCAACAAGATTGGTGACGCCGGCGTCAGCACTGTTTCGCCAGGGATCGTCGCCTTCAATATCGTGGCGTGCCGCTGCAAGGCCGCTAAATGATTGGTTGCCAGATTGTTTGCCTGCGCGCTGGTTAAATTTGGCCGTACCAGGATCGCGCCGCCGGCTTGCGAACCCGCGGTTTGCGTCACCACCTGCTTGTTGCGGGTGTTCCAGGATTTTACGGTTGTACTTGCCGGTATCGTCGTCGCCACATCCAGCCCCAGCGCGATGCAGCTGCCTGGTGTCAGCAGCACCGGCACGCCGGCGGCGGGCGGTCCAAAACTCAAAGTCGTTCCGGTTACGGAAAGCCCAAACCCCTCCGCGTGGGCGAGTGCCGAAAGCATATTCCATTCGCTGCCGTTGCGCGAATTCAGCGAGAGCGCGCTGCGCGCATGGTCCAGCTCGTAATACTGTCCCACCGGCGTCGTGGTCGGTGTCACATTTGCGGCCAGCCCGTGCCGGCCGGCAATCACTGTGGCAATCTGGCTTGCCGTCTGGTTGGCAAAGGTTTCGGATATTTGGGTATCGATCAATCGTGCCGACAAATCCCGGCCGGACAAAGTCGCGGTGTTTTCCAGCAGGTCGATTTTTATGTTATCGATCTGCCCGGTTATAAGTTCGACAAAACCGGCGGCGGTGACGGCGACGCTGATCGTGATGGTTTGCAAGCCGAGCGACGCGAAATACGCGGCATCGCCCAGCGCCACGGTGACGACAAACCGGCCGGAGCAAAAATACGCAACCTGTTCAACCTCCAGCGCGATGGCGCCCGCCAATGGCGCATCGCCGATCAGCACTTGCACCTGCGGCTGGTTAACTGGCAATGCCGCCTCCGGCCGTCGGGTTCACCGGCGGAATGATAAGCGTGTTCAGGCCGATTAACACGGGGTCGGAAATTCCATTGGCCTGGGCGATCCGTATCCATTGTGTTGCGTCGTTCAGATACACCGCAGCCAGGGCAAATAGATTGCCGCCGACAATCGTTATGGTTTGCGCGCTCATGACAATTCGTTTGCCTGGTTAACAGCCGCCCGGCTGACATAGCCGGTCATCCCGGCCAGCCCGGCCAGCTGCGCTGAATTTGCCGATGCCGAGGTTAGTGCCGCGATCCCGCTTGCCGGGTCGGGGGCCGTGTTCAAAGCCAGCACATTGCCGGCGAGCAACACGCCGGTGTTGGAAAGCCCCGTGGCGATTTGCGCCTGCGCCGCGGCGATGCCGATGGCGCTGGTGCTGCCCAGAACGCCCGCCGGCAGACCCGCCTGCGCAACGAGCGCGCCGGCCGCCGAAATATCGCTGCTGATCAGGCTTGCCACCGGTGCCAACGCCGCGGCCAGAATCGCGGCAGGATCAACCACCACCGTGCATCGGAGCGAAAACGGAATCCACCACGGTTTTGCGTATTCCGCGGCGAATTCCGCGATCACCACGGTGTAGTAAAACCCGTCCCACACCAGCGGCACCGCGGCGCCGAGGGCGCGCGCGGCATCCAGCGCCTGCGCCCGGGCGGCGGCGTCACTGCCGGAAAAAATGCCGGCAAAAGAAATTTCGCCGGCGTCGTCCCCCAGCGCATCAACCACCCGGCCGCCGCCGATCAGGTCATGCACCGCGAGGCGCTGCCCGCCGCCGAAACGAATTTGTTCCGGCACCTCAAAATCCTGAAACGGTACGCCGCCCAGGGTTAGAATTACGTTGCTCATTGTGCCCTCAAGCGGGAAGTTGCAGCCCCGGCCAGGCCGGCGTCAGCAGCGGGTCAAACGCGCTGGCCCCGGAAGGCGGCAACCGGCCCTGCTGGTCCAGCAAGTCTGCTAACGCGCCGCGCAATGCCCGCGGATCAATCTTTTTCTCCGCCCCAACCATCGGGGCCGAATATTTTTGCTCCGCCGGCGCGGGTGGATCGAGAAACTGCGAGGTAAACTGTTCGGCCGAGATATTGCCCCGCTCGCGCCGGCCTATCGGCGCGATGCTGGGCAATGCTCCTTGGCGGTTCACTAAAAACCCTGTAGCCAACGCGCCAGAATTTCCTCGGCCGCTGATCCACGGCTTATGTGCGGCCATCGCCTTCCGAAGCTCGCTCGCCATGGCAATCACACTGCCTGGCTGCGCCCGTCCCAACGCGGCATGCCCTTGGCCGAGCCGCGCCGCCGCCGCAACCGAAGCGGCGCTCATCACCGGATTGGCCGCGCCGGAAGCGGCGCCGGGCAAAACCTCACCCTCCGCCCCAGCAGGCGCGAACGACACGCCCGCCGCGGCTTGCGTCCGCCGTGCCGCATAGGCCGGCCGATCATGCACCAATCGCCGAATCGCGTCCGGAAAAGCTTCCTCAGCCGCATGTTTTGCGTGCAAAAACGGCGCCCGTGCATTCGGCTTCGCGCCCGAAACCGGCGCCACGGAGATGGGCTTGCTGCGGGCTATCGCCATCAGGTTCGCGCGCAACGCACCCGTAGGGTTCGCCGCATTTTCTGCCGCCCGTTTTGCGGCATACGCCGCGCGTGCCGTTGCGGCGGCGGCCCTCGCGTTCGCAACTGG